TTGTTTCGATAATCGCAGTTCTCGCCCTAGTTCCAAATCTTAATTACACAGTTCCCACTTTAGACACGCCACAATCAAATGCGGTAGTGTCTAATTTTGTTAAAGAAGAAATCAATCAACCGCAATTCCCAGACCGAACTGATGCTCACCAACACGCAGTAAACTTAGATATAGCCAAAGAAGCAAGCCGATTACAGGCGATTGAAGCCCAAAGACAAGCAGATATAGCTAATCAACCTAAAGTCGTGCCTAATACCCCTCAAATAGCCCCACAGAGCCCAGATAGTTTCATTACAGCGTTAGGTCAGTGTGAGTCAGGTAATACTGCTAATAGAAATTCAGGTAATGGGTATTATGGGGCTTTTCAGTTCTCTATAGCAACTTGGAACGCTATGAATACTGGGTATGCTAGAGCCGACCTAGCACCCTATGAAATTCAGGTCGCAGCAGTTAAGAAGTTATTATCTAAGTCTAGTGTGCGGTCACAGTTCCCTGGCTGTTCAGCGAAGCTAGGGCTGTAATGGAATATCTAGGTTGGTTTTTCTGTGGTATGATTATAGGTGTTTTGATTGGTGGAGTTATTGTTATTATATTGTTTGACTTAGATAGAGATATACAATAAAATAAGAGTTAGCAACTTCGGTTGTCTGCAGAGTAAAATCAATCACTTCGGTGGTTGGTAAGAGAGATAGAACAAGTAGGGACTTCTAGGCTGGCGATTAGAAATATCGTACCAGTGAAGAAACTTAAATAGTGTTATGACGATAGCTCGGTTTACCCAGACTAAATTCGAAGATTAAGCGGTAGACGATACCATAAACGAATGATGACTTAATCACTCTCTCTTACTAGCTACTGGCTAGATGGTCCCGTGAGCAAACAAGCGACTTGTAATGAGTTGCTTTTTTGTTATAATAAGAGTGCATACACTTGTGTGGTTACTCTGGTTAATACTAGTTAGCAGTTTGACCCAGCAAGCAAAAAGAACCTCGGCAGTGTTGGATTACACAAGTCGAGTTCTTTAGACAAGCAAAAAGACCTCTAAAACTTCATTGTTCTAAGGGTCTTTTTTAGTACCAGCCGTAGCTTATCATAGGTAGGGGTGTTTCAATGATTGGAGTTGGTGTATCAACCGCAGTTGCTCACGTTCCAGATAGTCAATCGTTGCTACTAGAGAACGATGTAGCATACGCTTTTGGTAAAGCTCGACATCTAGTCCGTTCAATTCCAACTCTATGGCGTTGATTTGGTCATCTTTGTTCATCGCTTTGCTCCCTGTATGTTGTTCGGTGAGTCACTCCAGATTTTTCCATTCGTATACATACGCCTTTCAGCCACAGGGCAATCGTGGATATACAACTTATGAGTAATGCTTGCCACTTCTGGCGGTTGGTTACAAATGACACATCTAACCTTCTTTTTGTCGGACACTTGCGTACCTTTCTCTAGTTTGTCTTGCCCTTCTAACATTACTACAGTGCTTAGAACAAGTTTTAGATGTTACGTATCCAGTAAACACCTTGTTACATTCTCTACACTTAAGCTCTTTTATTCTAAGTGAGTTAGAGTGACGAAGTCCACAGCTTATAGAACAGAACATTCTTTTGGAAGAAATGGGACTAAACACCCTCTTACAGTACTTACACTTAATATCTTTTAGTATCTTTGGGTGTAAGAGGTTGTTCATTCTGCCATCTTTAATCATATGACACTTACGACATAGCCACTCCCAATTATCGACATTCCTGTCGTATACGCCTTTGTTTGCGAGGTCTAATGCTGGTTTCACACCGCATTCGTTGCACAGAAGTGGTTTCACTAATCTCTTAGCAACCCATTCGTGCAATGCGGTGTAACCCACCTTGTCACCTTTCCACATACCGTTTGATTCGGCTATATTTATATTGCCTTTTAATACTCGTTTGTTTCTAGCCATACAGGTATTATATCACAGTCGTGGACATCTGACACTCATAACCACCCTTTCACCCAATCGGTAACGATGTGGACTAGGTCGTATCGCTTTGAGATTAGCTTGAATAGGTGAAGTGTTATCACTACCCAGACAAATATCACCCACCACTTATGGAAAGGGTGCTGGACGGCTCTGTAAAAGGCATCAGATAGTGTTTCATCTGCCATACAATCCCAAGCCACGATATAAACCAGCATTATTAGCCAACCTACACCACCCATCACTCCCCCCAGTCTATGTCGGTGATATCGGTCACATCTTCTAGCTCACCTGTAAAGTAGGCAAGCATTGACTCTTGCTCAACGTCTAATACGTCACTAAAGAATATCTTAGCAAACATCTTAATCGTTTTCTTGTCAGCATACTCCTTAGTGATGGTGTGCCACTTTGCGAGATTAGTCGTTTCGATAAAGTCGTTCAGTTTGAATATCTTATAGACCGAGCCACACACACAATGAAACTCCACCATGTTGTACATTGGTTGACGAGTAAAGATGTAAAAGACAACATTTTTCTTAGTAGCGGGGTTTTTAGTTCCGCAATCAGGACAGTTGAAGTTTACCCCTTTTAGGCTCATTACTCCCCCAAAGTGTCGTCTATCAAGCCTAGTATGTAGTCAATGCGTTCAGAGTGAGGTACACAATTACCTTTGCAATCTTTGCACATATCTAGTTTCTGCAACATCTGCTCACGTGTAGGCATTTCACTTGCCCTACGTTGGGCGTGTATCTCTTTGTGTTCTTCGGTTGTTACCATGACGATATGACACGGCAACTGTCGGAACTTCCAATGGGTAGAACTTTTACGAAACTTCTTTCGTGGCCAGTAGAGATGGTGACGTTCCACTTGATCCCCCTTATTGTAGGTACTGATTTAATAATCCGCCTAAAATAAGATCTTGTAAATAAGAAAAAACAGCCTATAGCCTGACTGTTAGATCGTGGAGTTAAATATGCTTCAAACAAACCCTGATAATATTATTATCTTCTTTTTATTTATACATTGAGGGAGGTGCTTGCTATAAATCTATTATAACAATGTTTACAATTAAATTAAAGTGGTGTATAGTGTAACTAACTTTAGATACTACTATTTCTAAAGTTACAGACATTCGCGAAGAGTTTGTTTAATAACAACTTAATTAGACTATATGAAAATACACCCCGATTAAGAGGTGTACTAGATACTACTATGCCTATAGTGTACCGCATATAGTGGGAGGGTGTCAATGCAAAACGCTAGAGAAATTATAAAAAAACAAAATCAAGAACAGCTGACAGCTGAAAGAACTAACTCTAATACAGCTGTAACAGCTGTTCCTAATAAGAATATAGATTTAATCATAAATGACTTTGAACACTTAACTGGTGGTACTACAGATCGTATGAGCGGGTGGTATGCCGGTATGATACGCAGACTGGGTACAGATCAATTTATAAAATTAGCAAAAACTGCCGAGCAAGAGGGTAAAGACCCAGCTCGGTATTTTAGTTGGTTATTAAAAAACCAAAGTATTTAAAAAAGTATGTAAAAGACTATTGACATTACTTATGTATAGCGTTACAATAGATAGTATAAGTAATAACTAAGGAGGAAAAAAGCAAATGTTCGACGACAATGACCGATTACAACAAATGGAAGATAACTTTAATGGTGGTGATATGTTCCAAGCACTAGGTGTGCAGCAAAACACCATGAGAAAGTTAGCTCGAAGCGTAGACCAAGATAATTACGATCGGGCACTAGAGTATTTTCTAGACGAGGGTTACCCACAAGCAATGGCTGAAGAGTATGCAAGCCAACAAATAGATGTAGGTGATGATAATGAATAACGACACACTAGACAAACTTATGAAATCTTGTAAAGCGAGTGCTAAGCTTAAATTACTAATGGATTTGCAAGAGTTCATAGAAGAGCAAAGGAAAAAGTTAGATGAGTGAGATAGCAAGCTTAATACCTGAATCAGTATTTAACGTAATGATCTTAATAACCGTACCGACAGCAGTATGTTACGCAGTCTTGCGTTATGCTAAGCGTTAGAGTATAATAGAAGTATAAATAAGGAGTGAAAAAAGCAATGCAAGAGAAAGAAAAACAATTAAAAGAGCCGTTTGCACCGGAACATATCGAGTGGCGTGTGCAACAAGCCGGACAACAACCAGACAAAAGCACAGGCGAAGTTAAACATTGGGCGTTGGTACTAGCCTATGTAACTAATAGAGCAATTATGGATCGCTTAGATGAAGTGTTTGGCATAGATGGTTGGAGTAATGAGTTCACCGAAGCACCTGGCGGTGGAATACTTTGTGGAATAACAGTATTTAGTGGTGAAGTGCCAATAACTAAATGGGACGGAGCTGAACAAACTGCAATCGAAAAAGTAAAAGGTGGATTGTCAGGATCAATGAAGCGTGCAGCAGTTCAATGGGGAATTGGTCGGTACTTATATGACTTGGAATCTAACTTTGTTACATTATCTCAATTAAAACCACCTAATATGAAAGGTTACGGAGTTCATTATGACAAAGAAAGCAAAAAGCGACTCTACTACAAACACCCAGAATTACCAGAATTTGCTCGACCAAGCCAGAATAGTAAAGAGTGAATTATCAGTATTGTATGAGTTATACAAAGACAAACGCAACGAATATGAATCATTAAGAAGTCAATTAACAGAATCAATAAATAATTTAAAAGGAGAATAATAATGCCAAAACAAGAATTTAAAAAACAATCAACATCTGTAGGTGCTGATGTATGGTATATATTAGCCAACATTGTAACCTTTGGATCGTTATATTTTCTAAAGATAGTAATTAAAAAGGCTATCGTAGAAGCTCATAACTCTACGGAGAGATAATATGTACAGAAGTGAGAGAAGTTTAAAAATGGAACAGACTTATATTAAAAAGTTTGGCTCATTGGAAGCATACAAAGAGTTTATTAGACAGCGTGGATCTAAAGGCGGTAGTAAAAAAGTACCGAAAGGGTTTGCTGTAAATAGAGAAGTAGCCAGAGAAGCTGGTAGAAAGGGCGGTAGCGTACCGAGAGTGAAGCTATGAATAAAATAATAATAACTCTAACTACCGACGCTGACGTAATGGCAGTAAACAAAGATATGAACGAAATATTAAGTAAAATGATTGATTGCGGTATTCTAATAACAGAGTACACAATCCAGAAAGGTAAGTAATGAAAAAAGTAATAGTAACAACAGCGTGGATCGTAGGCGCTTTAATAGGAATAGCAATATTAAATGCACTTGGCAGTAGCGATGTAGAACCAATAAGTGTAACAAACCCAAGCGAAAAGCTTGTAGCAAAAGAGCAATATTATTATGATAGTTTTGTAAATGGTTGCAAAAAGGGTGGTGGATCAGACAGCGAGTGCCAATGTTTACTAACAAAGGTAAAACAAAAATGGACTTTTGAGGAGTTTGAAGCAATAGCTAAAGAGTATGCAAAAACTGAAAAAGCTCCAGAAGCGTTTGTGCAAATGACTAACGATTGTGTGGGGGTATAATAAGTCATGAGGGTGATAAAAACATTAACATTTATAGGCTTATTGTTAGCTGTATTATATGTAATATATCTATTATTTCAAATGGCTACACTAGCTCAAGAAACAGCTAGATGTCGCACAACTCCATTAGATCAGCTGACTAGCGTAGATTACTATTACTGTAAGAGTATAGGGGCGTTAAAATGAATAGAGAAATTAAATTCAGAGCTTGGGATAAACAAGGCAAGAAAATGTATGACTTAGGTTGGTTGGCTGATATATTATTTACAACTCAATTTGAAGAGGACTATGGCAGTGATTTAACACAATACGAAATTATGCAATTTACAGGATTAAAAGATAAAAACGGAGTAGAGATATACGAGTCAGATGTTGTAAAGTTTGAAATCCCAGACTTTGAGAAAGAAGACATACCACTAAAAGAAGTAATTAGTGAAGTTACTTTTGATGAGGGTTGTTTTGATGCGGAAAAACGCTGGTACAGCCCCGAAGATTGTGTTGATTGGGAAAACACCGAAGTAATAGGTAATGTGTTCGAGAACCCAGACTTAGTTAAGGAGCTAGTATGAAAGGTAAAAAGCGATTTGAGTCATTGGGTAATATATCGTTTACTGTTGAAGTAGACGACGATAGAGTAAAGCTAACACAACACCATTATGGTGGCGAGCCAGTAACATTCGACCTTTATGAGAAAGGGGCGTTTTTAGAAGCTGTTGAGTGGATTAAAAAGTATTGGGAGCTAGGGGTATGAGTAAACCAATATACCCAGACTACATAGGCAACTATAAAGGTAAACTCTTACAGCCTATTCTAAAACACACAAAAGTTCGTAGACCTATGAGTGAACACGTAATCCAATTACGTAACAATGCCGAAGTGCTTAGGGGTAAAGAGGACTATGAGGCGTTCGGCAGGAATATATTAAGGCTAGAGCTTCGTAATAAGTTTAAGGATAGATTGGAGGGGAGTGAGCAATGAGATTAAGAAGGATAGAGCCAGGTAGATATTCTTTAAATGGCAAAGACTACAAATGGAGCTTAAGGCTAGAGTTTAGTCGTAAGTATAACTTTGGGTTAGGTTGGGGTGTCGACCGTGAAGAGAAGGAGGTCAAACTCGCCTTATACTTCTGGAAGCTACTTAGTGTCTGGCTGACATTTGAGAGCAGCCACTTTAAGTATGTTATGGACGGAACACAGACTGGGGTAGTATGGCTCACAGAATCGCATGTTATACAGGTACAGTTACTCGACAAGAGCGGCATGGATAGCTCAAAGCCAGCACTAGTAAGCATCTACTGGAACTACCGAGACTGGCTATTCGGCAGGAGCATATATAGCGAGAGTCAGCACGGAGCATCCTACCACGTTAAGCACACACCTATGGTTCTTCCAGAAGGAGAATACGACCTAGCTATGGACTTTTATACAAGTTACTGGCACAGACCACGTTCACCGTTCATTCGGTCTATAGATAGGGTAGAAGTAACGCCAAGCGAACCAGTCCCCAAGCCAGGCAAAGGAGAGAACAGCTGGGATATAGACGATGACGCTACCTTCAGCTCAACTATGCCAGTGAATGGCAGGAGTGTCGAACAGATAGCAGAGGACTTTAAGGCTGACATGATAAAAGACCGTGAGCGGTACGGTGGCAAGAACTGGAAGGCTACCAAGCTCCCCGAAAAAGAAAAGAAAACTAACTCTAAACCTGAGAGAACTAAATAGATGATTAAGCTAACCAAAGGAGGAAACACAGAGTGAAGATACATATATACAAAACCAACAGGCGTATTGCTATATCTCCCTGGGTGGTAAACTTATCAGAGGAGGGTAAAAAATGGCAAAAGTTAGAATTGATCCTGCGGACAAGGCTTTTTCACTCTACATAAGGACTCGTGATGGTTGGAAGTGTAACACTAACAGAAATGTCAGGATTTGAGCCAGGCGACAAACTTGTAATGAAAAAAGTTAAACCCTCTCTACTAACTAAATTAAAGAATAAATTAAGGAGAAAATAATGGCTAATAATACCAACTGTAAAAATATAGAGGACTGCTACTCCTGCGACTCCTGCTACTACTGCGACTCCTGCGACTCCTGCGACTCCTGCTACTACTGCTACTCCTGCGACTCCTGCGACTCCTGCGACTCCTGCGACTACTGCTACTACTGCGACTCCTGCTACTACTGCGACTACTGCTACTACTGCGACTCCTGCGACTACTGCTACTACTCTAGTGGTCTTAGAATGTCAGAGAGAATGTTGTTTTGTCTAGGTGAGGGAAAGTACGAGAGCAAAGGTGCTGGATACCAAAAGAACAATCAAATATTCAACACTCAAGTCACCGAGAGTGAGTGGAACGAAGCTAGAAACTCGCTACCAGAAATAAAAATAGCTATCACTAAATGGGTAGATAAAAAAGATATGACCAAAGACGAGAAGAACAGCAACTCTGTTTATAAAGAAACTGGTGGTTATTTGAAACGCTACGGATACAAAGAAGCTTGGACTAACTGGTGGAGTGAAGCAAGCGAAAAAGACCGTCAGGCAATTTTAGACCTGCCACACTTTAACGCAGAGATATTTACTGGCATCACAGGCATAGAGAACTTCGCAACCAAAAAACAAACTGTCAATATAGGTGGTAAAGACTGTATCTACTAAATATTACCCAAAACGAAATTACGCTTGTAATGTAGATGTCAAACAGTACAATAAGTTAATGCGTAAAGGTACTACAGATTTATTGGTATTCAGTAGATTTATGACAAACACAAACGAAGCTTTATTAGTGGGTTGGATCGCGTTCAAAGAGTTTATCAATGTGTGTGTATTAGAAAAGAAAGGTACTGTATTAAATAGCAAGATGACAGCTAGTACCGATTCATATAAATGCAATATATCTGATCTGCATGTGCTTAGCAGTACCTTTGTAAGTGACTATAAGACAGAGATTGGTAAGGTGTACTCGATATGATACCAACCGAAGAACAAGAGCAGATATTATTTATACAATGGTTGAGATCTAAAAGACTAGATTATTGGCACACACCAAATAGCACTTATACTAGATCGTGGAATCAAAAGAGAAAGAATCAAGCAATGGGTGTGCAATCAGGCATACCAGATTTATTTGTGATAGTTAATAATAAAGTAGTTGGTGTAGAGATGAAGCGTACTAAAGGGGGCGTAGTGAGTGCTAATCAAAAGAAATGGATTGAGATATTGAACAATGCCGGCATAGAAACTATCGTAGCAAAAGGTCATAAAGAAGCTATTGATTTTATAAAAAGTATGTATTAAACTTATGGTATAACTTCTAGACGAAAATGAAAAAAGCACACACAATAACATATAGCACCCAGAGATTTTTGCTTTTTTCTGCTGGGTGCTTTTGGTATAAAGGAGTAATATGTTAAAAGTAGCTATCGTTGGTTATGGTTATCTCGGCAAGGCGTACCATAAAGTATTCCCAGAAGCAGTTATTTATGACCCATATATTGTCACTCCACCTACTGAATATGATAAAAGAGCCAGTGAAGATGGTATGCACCCAATACTAATTAAAGAGCAAGTCAATGCTTGCGATATTGCACTTGTAGCAGTACCAACCGACCTAGCCGAAGATGGCGAGTTAGATATGAGCATTGTAGAAGATGTAGTGAGTTGGTTAGAAACCGACACAATACTTATTAAAAGTGCGTTACAACCTGGCACAGTAGATAGGTTGGTAAAGCAAACTGGCAAGAACATAGCAGTAAGTGTTGAGCTAATAGGTGAGGGAACTTATTATCAACCGCCACACAAATACCCAGACCCACGCAACCCAAAGATACACCAGATGATTGTAGTAGGTGGTGAAGAGCCGGCACGTAGTATCGCAGCCGAGCTGTTATGGTCGCAGATGTCACCAGATATTCGTATACATCTTGTTACTGCACTTGAAGCCGAGATAACCAAGATGGCAGAGAATACCTATGGTGCTATGAAAGTTACTTGGGCTAATGTGTTGCGTGATATATGTGATGAATATGGTGCTAACTTTATACAAGTACATCAAGCATGGTCGGAAGATGGCAGAGTTGACCCAATGCATACTCGTAGCGTGAGTTTTAATCGCGGTTGGAATAGTAAGTGCTATAACAAAGATGTCAGGGCATTTGCTAAGGTATCAAAGAGTAAGTTACTTGATGGTTTAATTGAAGATAACGAAAGACATTTAGCAATGAATAAAGACCAAGATATGGTGGGTAAGCGTGATACGAGTACAAGCTAGTTTTGATGACGGAAGCATCTATGATCTGCGTATGGCAGATATGATGTCTAGTTATGGAATTGATACAATCTTTTATATACCAGTTAATTGGCAGAGGTACTTATTATCTAAAGGCATAGAGCCATTATCACCAAATGATTTAAAAAATATTGCTAGTAATTTTAAGATAGGATCACATGGGGTTAACCATGAGCTATTAACTAAAGTAAGTGAAGAAAAACAAGATAAAGAGATACTAGGCTCGATATTATATTGGCAAGAACAAGGCTATGAGGTAAGTAGCTTTTGTTACCCACGAGGTTATTACAACCCAGAGATAAAAGATAAGGTCATAAAAGCCGGTTATACTAATGCTCGTACAGTAAAAGTTGGCAATCTTAGCGTGCCAGATGACCCTTATGAAACCGAAACTACAGTACATGTTGGCTATGATAGAGAAGAGTACGAAACCGATTGGCTAACTTATGCAAGAAACAAAGTCACCGAAGCTATACACCGACATCAAGAGGGTGAAGAGGTTGTATATCACTTCTGGGGCCATAGTGAAGAAGTGCATCGGTATCAGCAATGGGATCGGTTGGGTGAATTATTGAGGGTTATAAATGAAAATTTGCTTACCTAGTTTGATTTATTGGTGGCGGGTTGATATAATGTATGTATGGAATGTGTTTGCGTTTATTGTAAAAAGAAGTTTATACCAAAAACTAAGAACAGGCCGGCTAAGTATTGTTCTTTTGTTTGTAATGGTAAATCGACAGGTTTCAAAAATGGACATAAGTTTATCGGTGGGGAAAAGGGCTGGATTAAAAAGGGTCAAAGGTTATCACCAAAGACGGAATTTCAAAAGAAGTCAGGGAAATGGAAAACTGCTGGTGGGTATATTAGATTATATATGCCAAACCACCCAAGCGCTTCAAAGGACGGAAGCGTGTTAGAACATAGGGTGGTATTAGAGAATAAGGTTGGTAGACTTCTTAATCGTAATGAGATAGCTCATCATATAAATGGAATTAAAACAGATAACCGACCAGATAATTTAGAGCTGATGGCTTGGGGTGAACACACCAGACATCATATGAGGAAAAATAAATGAAGATAGCTTTACCAGAAAATATAGATTGGAATGCTCAAGGGGGTGGTTGGTCGTTTTGTAGAAACTTTATAAAAGCTATGCAAGGTAATATTGTTGACTATGATAATGCTGATATATTCTTTATACCTAGTGCAAGTATGGTATCGCGTGAAGATGTACAGCGAGCTAAAGATGATGGTAAAAAAATAGTACTTCGGTGCGATAATATAATTCGTAATAGTAGAAATCGTAATACTGGCATGAGTCGTATGAAAGACTTTAGCGATTGGGCTAATCTAGTAATATTCCAAAGTGAGTTTGCTGAAGAGTTATTGAATCCATATCTTAAAACCGAGCAAGGCAAGGTTATATATAATAGTGTAGATGAGAGTATCTTTAATGAAGATAATCGAATAGATGGTAAGAATAGGTATTATTATGGAAAGCACAGTAGTGATGAAACCAAGAATTGGGAAATGGCTAGAGTGGCTTATCAGGGATTACAAGAGGATTTACCAGATGCTAGTCTTGATCTAGTTGGTCGCTTCGATGGCAATTTAGAAGAGTATAACTTTGACTTTTACAATGGTGAGAATTACCGGTATTGGGGTTATATAACCAACGCACAGGCAATGGCAAACGTATATAAACAAGTAGATTATTTTGTATATACCTATTTTAATGACGCTTGCTCTAATAGTTTGATTGAAGCTTTAATGTGTGGCGTAAAGATATATGATCCGTATGGCATGGCTAATACAGGCGGAACACCAGAGATATTGTCTAACTTTTATAAGATACCTAAGTTCTTTGAGTTAAAACGTATGGGTGATGACTATAAAACAGCATTGGCAGGTGCGCTATGAGTTTTTACAGACAACAACTTGAATCGTGGCTATCTGAATTAGATGTTAAAGCTGATACTGTTTATGATATTGGCGGTGGACAGGGTGAAGTAAAGAGTAGAGTTAAGAGTTGGGAAGTCAATAATTATCGAGTATTAGATCTGCCGGTGTATGATTTAAACGAGCCTTGGCAAGTTACATCTGAACACGTAGATATTATATTTTGTTTAGAAGTATTTGAGTATCTAATCAACCCAATGGAAGCTATGGAAAATATAAGTTGTTTGTTAAAATCAGGTGGTAAGGCATATATAACCGCACCGCTAGTCTACCCAGTACATAACGAGGTTGAGTGGGACAGTCTAAGGTATACCGAAAGGGGCTTAACTAGACTTGCTAATAATGCTGGGCTTAGTGTAGCTAATGTATGGTATCGTAAGGACAAATCAGGGCTTCTGACAGCATTTTATTCAAAAGATGGTATGCACCCAGCCAAAGGCATACAACACGATATAACAGGCTATATAATGGAGGTAATAAAGTAATGGGTCAAAGAGAACAATTAAGAGCAAAGCTAGAAGCTATCACACTAGAGGGTAAAAAGTGTATTGATTGGGGCAGTGGTGCTAAGCCTGCAGCTAAATATGTAAAGCATACTAAGTGCAAATGGTTATGTGTAGATAAAAACAAAGATTTAGTAGGGCAATATAAAGATTTGAAGCTTAAATTAGAGATAAAAGATATCGCAACGTATCAACCAAAGGCAAGTAATGATGTGGCGTTTTGTTTGGAAGTGCTAGAGCATACACTTTACCCAAGGATTATAGTAAGTAATATATATGGATCATTAAAAAAGGGTGGCAAGTTATATTTATCTGTACCATTTATGTTTGAGGAACACTCGGAAGAGGATTATTGGCGGTTTACTAGGCATGGACTTAGGCATTTATTAAAAGAGTTTAGCGAGTTTAAGATCGAGCCATTTGACAATAGTATTGGTTATTGGGTGGAAGCGGTAAAATGAGCCAAGCATTTGATAAATACGAAAAGCTAGGTGCTTACCATTGGGACTGGTACGACAACCCAGATTATGCTTGGTATAAAGTGTGTGTTGATAGATGTGTGAAGTTTTGCAAGGGAAGAACACTTGATCTTGGTTGTGGCGACGGATTGTTATTAAGCAAATTACCTACTCGCAGTAGGGGTTGGGACGTTGATCGAGTTGGTGTTGAATTATCGGTATCTAAAGGATTAGATGCAAGAATTTATGATATACAGTCTACTAATCCTATGGAAGAGTTTGATTATATATGTTGTTTAAACACAATAGAGCATCTATCTAGTCCTTTGAATATAAAGTTTCTTGTAAAAAATATAACTAAAGGTGCAATTATAATTACTGATATGCCAACCGAGAATAAAGGTAGATACCACGAACACGAATATACCAAGCAAGAATTGCTAGACACTTTCAAGGAGTTTAAACCAAAGTATTTTGTAATAAAAAGTACCGAGTTTGGTAAACCTATACAATTTCATGGGGTGGAGATAAAAAAATGATTGCATACGTTACATCTATAGGTGAGCCAACTACCGACCTTTGTATATGGAGTTTAGAACGACAAGGGTTTGATGTTAAGTTAGTAAAGAGTAATGACAGATTATCTGATAAGTTACAGTTTATATATAACGATACAGATGATGACTTTTTGAGGGTTGATGCTGATGTAATTGTAAATCGTAAAGTTAAATTATTAGAGTTCACAGACAAAGCTTGGTGGGTACAGGCTCAATGTTTTGATATGTATAAGCAAGATGTAATGTATGGCGGTGTGCAGTTGATAAAGAAAGATTGTCTACCGGCATTACGCAAACATATACCTAGACAACTCCAAGCCGAACGACCAGAAACAGCTATGTCACGATTAGAGGAGTTTTATAAACCACGCAGGTTTATATCAGTTGATTTGATATGTGGAATACATGGTTACAAAAATGATGTAGATAGAGCAAAAGAAACTAAAGATAGACGAGGTCAAACCGACTTTGATTTCGAACTTGCGGAGAGATTGAATGAGCTATAAACTACCAGAAAAATCAGATTGGTTTAAAGAACAAAACCTACACGCACCGACACTAGAGTATGCTCAAGAGATACATGGTGTAGTTAAAGATACAAAGTATGAGAACGCTTTAGAGATAGGTTGTATATGGGGTGTTAGTACAATAACAATACTATTATCTGGCAAAGGGAGTTTATTATCAGTCGACCCTATACCACAGACTAATCCATCAATGCACGCCTATACTGAAGTTAGATTTAACGAGTTACAAGATAGATGGGATTATTTTACTGGTCGATCACATGTCTTTTGGGAAACTAATAAAAGTAAGTTCGATCTAATATATATAGACGGTAGCCATAATTATGCTGATGTTAAATTAGACTTATTTTGTGCATGGACTTGCTTGCAAGATGGTGGGGTATTACTAACAGATGATTACTTACACGATCATAATCACGACCATGACTACGGAGTATCACTAGCGGTATTAGAACTGATGCAACAAAAACAGATAACACCATTTCATATGGGCAAACATTGTATAGGATTTAAGAAATGAAACTATCTATATTCACAACAGTTACAAGACCAGAAGAACGTGGCGATAATGTTGCTGATGCTTTGCGTTGTTATAATGATTTAGCAGATGAGGTTGTAGTAATAGATGGCAAAGATACATGGCCAGAGAGGTTTAGTTGGAACTTAATCGGTCAACACTTTCAAAAAGGTTATGAGCAAGCTACCGGTGATTGGGTATTGCACGCTGATCTAGACTTTATATTTCATGAGAAAGACTTTGATACTATTCGTAAAGCTTGTGAGCAACACCCTGATGAGCCGGCACTTAGTATGTGGAAGTACCAGATGATACTACCAGACAGGTATAATTTGAAATCAAGATTAGTAATGTTAGTTAATAAGGCTAAGTTTGGTGATAGAATACGCTTTGATAGCGGTGGTGACTTATGCCAACCAAGCCTAGATGGTTTGTATATCAACCCTACTTATATACCAGAAGCCAAAGTGCCATTTTATTGTTACGAGAAGATGACTAAGAATGAAGAGCAAATCAGAAATGATGTAGTGCGTATGGCTGATGCTTGGTATAGATACTTTATGCACTATAAGCTAGGTACAGATAAGACTGCATATAGAGAGTGGTTAAAAATGGTACTAGGTCGGTTTAAAAGACCACAGCATAGTATTGCGTTGAGTGAACACCCTAAGTATTGCCAAGACACAATACTAAACCTAGAGCCTACACAATGGGGGCATAGTGGATTCGGTAATTTACCAGTCAATGATTATTTAACACCAAAGGAGTAAGACATGAAAGTAGTAGCAATAGTAGATAAAACCGGAACTGCGTTAGATCGCCTAGCTAAAGGAGTGATCCCCTATCACGATAATTTAGATTATAAAGTTATATCAGTCCACCCTAAACGACCAGACCAAAATCAACTCCAAGCAATCGAACAAGAGTGTAAAGACGCAGATATTATAGATGCTCAATACTATAAGAGTATGGACATGTTGCGTGAGAGATATGATTGGTTAAAAAAGATACCGACTATATTAACTCATAATAACCCTTATGCAATAAAAGAACGTGATTGGAACGATTACCAGATAGTGGTGGCTAACAATACAGTAATGCAAGGTGATTTGAGCCATATAACATCTAGCCAATTAGAATATATACCGCTTACAGTTGATCACAATTTTTGGACATTTAATACAGATTGGAGACCAAAAGAACAAGTAATAATGGTAGCTAATAGGATTGAGGGCAAAAAAGGTATACGAGAAGTCGCGATTGCTTGTGCAGAGCTAGGATTGAAGTTTGTATTGGTCGGTGCGATTAGTGACCAAGATTATTTTCAAGGGGTTATGAGTGCTGGTAACGTTGAATTTCATGAGCAAGTATCTGATGAAGAATTGAAGAAGTTATATTACGAAAGCAAATTACATGTTTGTAACAGCCAAGACAACTTCGAGAGTGGTACTTTGCCAATACTTGAAGCTATGATGTGTGGCACTCCTGTACTCACTCGTAAGGTCGGTCATGTACCTGATTTAGACAATGGTAAGAATATGTTTATATATAAAGGCGACAATGAAGATGTTATTGCTTTAACTGAAGTTATAAAAGATGCGGTTAGTGATAGATCTAGGTTAGAAGATATGCGTCAAAAGGCATGGAACACCGCTAAGACACGCAATTTTGAACGTCGAGCCTACGCTTACCAAAAACTATATCGAAGTTTAATAAGTGACCAAGCACCAGTTAGTATAATTGTGCCAGTCTGTGATAAATCAGAGATAACTAAACAATGTCTTGATGCTATTGCTGAACAAACATATCAGAATATAGAAGTTATTATGGTAGAAGATGGCTACCCATTCGAAAATAGACATTTTGCCGAAGAATATAAGAGTAAATACCCAATAAGATATATACAAAGTTATCAAGGAACAGAATATGACAAAGAATACGGATTGGCAAGAGCTAGAAACAAAGGCATTATAGAAGCTACTGGTGAGATAATAGTGCTGTGTGACCAACGTATAATCATGGACAAAAATGCGGTGCAATGTTTTGTGGGTAATTTGCAAGTACGAACATGGGTATATGGTACTAAGGGGGTTAAGAAAGAGTTTGTTGAGAACTTTAGTGCGGTGTATAGAGAAGATTTAATCAGACTTGGTATGTTTAATGAGAGATGTGATAGGTATGGTGCGTTGAGCCAAGAGATACGATCAAGAGCTAAATATGCTGGGTTTCAAATTAACTTCTTACCTGACGCTAAGGCTGTACAGGTTGGTAAGAGTTCAAATAAATACAGTAAAAAAGATGATATAACCGATAGCAAAAATATGCTGTGGAAAATGGGCATGGAATTGTAAAATGAATCTATGCATTGCCCTTGGCATAGAGTATAATGTAAGTATGCCATTTCAAAAAGGTAATAAACTAGGTAAAAAGTTCCAGCCCAAAGATAAACATTGGAATTGGAATGGGGGAATCAAACACTATAAGTCAGGTAGCGGCAATAAAACTTATAGGTGGATTAAAGTTGGCGATAAATATGTTGCTGAACACCGGTATGTTATGGAACAATACCTTGGAAGAAAACTCGTAAAAGGAGAATTAGTACACCATATTGACCACGACAGCTTAAATAATGATATATCTAACTTGGAAGTTGTAACCCAAGCTCAACACAATAAGATACACAGAACAGGCTGGCGTAAAAATGTCTAAAAGAATACAGATATGGGGTTTGCCATGGCATACTGCAAATCAGTATTCAATGTTGCAGTTGACTAAAAAATACCCTATTAAGTTTAGTTATCTAGAGAATAATGTTAGGCGGTGGAGTCAATGGTCACACCACCCAGAGCCTAGTAGCATTTATAGCAAAGATGAGTTTGAGTGGGTTACTCACTACGAGCCTAATAAGTACGATCTAGCTATACTACATGTCGACCAACAATGCGTTGACCCACAAATAGGTAAGGGTAGATTGTATAGGGATCTAAACGAGATAATACAAGATGTACCAAAGATAGTTGTAAATCATGGCACGCCAATGTGGGACGAGAGATATGATGAAGAGATGGTTATAAATGGTGGTGTTGTATATGACAGTAGAGGTAAACCACATTATCTTGATGGCATGAAAAAGCTAATTGGTGAGAATTATATGTTAGTTAATAGCTATAAGAGTGCTAAAAGGTGGGGGTGGGGTTACCCAATAATACATGGGTTTAATATAGAAGATTGGGAAGATTTGCCAAAAGAGCCAAGAGTTTGTATCAGTTTATCGCCTGGCGGATTAGATAAATATTATAACCGACAGTTAGTATCGTCTATTAAAGGTGCGGTACAAGAGATGTCTGGTCATAACTTAACTCATTTTAATGTTAATCAAGAGTCTAGGGATTGGGAAGAATATAGGTTATTTTTTAGCAGTAGTCTAATACATATCTACCCTTTTAGAGATAGCCCAATGCCACGAGCAAGAACTGAAGCTATGCTTAGTGGTTGTTGCGTATTAACAAGTAAACACCATAATGCTGATGAGTTTATAAAACAAGGTGTAAATGGGTTTATAGTGCCAGACAACCCTATGAGCTATGCAAATACTATACATCAACTATTAAATTACAATTACAAAGAAGCGGTACAGATAGGACAACAAGCCAGAAAAGATGCTCAAAAGTTATTTAATATAGATCGTTACCTAGATGATTTTTATAAAATAATAACTGATGTATTAGAGGGTAAACGACCTATCTGGCAAGGTAATAAGATTTGGAGTAAGAAATGAACGTCGCGTTTACCACCTTTGAGTCGTTTCATGGTAAGAAGAATATAGGCAGTACAAATATACGAGTACACCAGCTTATTAAGTATTGGCCAGAAGCTAGTTTATATAAATATGGTAGCAACCCTGATGTATTAGTATTTCAAAAAGTCTATTGGTTGCCTGATTATAGGTTTGTTGAGCATTTTGAGGGTATTAAGATATTAGATATTTGCGACCCTGATTGGTTAGATAATATGTATATAGCTAGAACTGTAGAAAATTGCGATGGTGTAGTTGTGCCGACTGTAGCCATGCAAAAGTTTATACAACAAATGACTGATAAACCAGTTAAAGTTATAAAAGATAGGTTTGATCTAGAGTTTGTACCGAAACCTTTTACACATAAAAAGAAAGATAGATTAACTGCTGTGTGGTTTGGTTATCATCACAACGCTGAAGTGTTGCGGTATGGTGCTGTTAAGGCACTAGAGGACATGGGTATGCGATTAGTTATAATTAGTGATGAAGATCCGGCTGCTTGGCGGTGGGCTAATGATGGTGAGAAGTTTAAAGAGGGTTATAAGTTTTTGAAGTATGGTGAAGATAGTATTTACGAAAGATTGCAACAATTCGATATTTGTATATTACCACCAGACAATAGTAGCAGAGGTATGTTTAAGAGTGAGAATAAAACTGTAAAGGCACAACTAGCTGGGTTGCCAGTAGCTCGTACTATTGACGAATTGGAAACCTTAGTAGATAATAATAAGCGTAATGAAGTGTCGCAGTTATATTATAAAAAAGCAATTAAAGAATATGATGTGAAGATATCTATTCAAGAATATAAAGAGTTAATTGATGGACTTAAAAAGAATAAATAATGTATTCATTCCTCTCTCCCCTACCGCAAAAAAGTACTCCCCCAACCGAGAGAGTGTGGTACATAGGTGAATAGGGGAGAGGAGTAATACTATGGAATTTATAGCAGAAATAAAGCGAACATCACAACGGAAAATGGCAAGCTTAGATAATGTTTTTCAAATTGTTTTGGAAACTGAAAATCCAATGATTTTAGATTTAGGAAAGTTGCCAAGTGATAAAACAGTAAAAGTAATAATAGAGGTGGACAATGGCTAGACCAAGTTTATTAACAGAAGAATTAAAGGACAGAATAGTACAATCTGCTGAAGTTATATTCCATTATAAGTGGGTAGCAAAGAGCGTTGGCATTGACGAAGATACTCTACTTAAATATCGTAGCCAAGATAAAGATTTAGCGGACAGGTTAGAACAGGCTAGAAGCCGATTTATAAAAGAAAACTTAAAAAGAGCAAGACCAGACTTCAAATTAGAAACAGCCGATAGAGAGATATTTGGAAAGAAAGTAGAAGTTAGTGGCGGTGAAGATGCTATCAAAATTATAATAGATAAATACGGAAGTTCGGAGGGTGTAGATGAAGTTCCTAGAATTACAGAAGATGAGAAAAGATCATCTGAAGATACAGCATGACCTTGAGTTATACCCTTATCAAGAAGAAATAAGCAATCGTATATTATCTGCGTTATTACATAATCTTAATGCTAAGACTGAAGAAGATATTAAAGGGCTGGATTTATCGGAAATATTTATAGAGATATCTAGACAGGCTGGTAAAACTGAAGCAGTTGTTGATACTGTAGCGGTAATAATGATATTTATATCTAAGCTATATAACATGCCTATTCATATTGGTATCTTTGCACCACAGATAGAACAGGCTAAGACTGACTTTGAAAGATTAAAGAACGCCTTGCGACCAGTCAAAGATTTAATGATACAAGATGACGAAACCAAAAGAGATGTCAAAGAAAGAGAGAATGCTAAGACGCTTGTACTACCCAATGGGTCAAGTTGTTGGATTGCACCAGTGACCACTACTTCAAAACCAGAGTCTAAGACGTTCCACCTTATGATATTTGAAGAAGCCCAAGACCTAGAGGATTCTATAGTACAACAGCAAATATGGCCGATAGGTGCTACTACTAATGCACCAAGAGTATATATCGGTACTGCCGGAACTAGATTGTGCTACTTCCGCAATGAGGGGCTTAAAAGAGGGGCGATTAAGATATACTTTGAAGAAATTGTGAAACAAAGACGACAACTGTATGAAAGCACGCAAGACGTCAGGCATCTAATATATGAACAATATGTTCGTCAAGAGATAGAGAAGCAAGGCTTGGATTCAGACGAGATACAACGACCATATTTTGGTAAGTGGTTGATTGGTACTGGTCAGTTTACTACTATAGAAGAGTTACAAGGGCTAGAGAGTGATCGTAAATATACTCAAAGTGAACAGCGTATGGAGTGCTTTGCTGGTATTGATACTGCTAAACACCCAGACAGTACAGTTGTAACAGTACTTAGATATAATAAAGATCTAAAGAAAAAGGAGCTTATTAACTGGCTAGAGTTGCGTGGTGAGAATTACAAGAACCAGTTTGATATTATTATAGATTTTCTGGGTAGGTATAAGATAGTGGCACTAGCGATAGATAGTACAGGGCAGGGTCAATTCATGCCGGACTGGATTTCAGAGAGTACCGAGTGGGCTGATGAGCATAGTGGACTGTACCAGATTAAGTTTAGCCCTCAAACTAAAGATGCTATGTATCGTAATTTAAAGGTCACGATAAAAGACTCCTTGACTACTTTGCCAATTCTAAGTTTAAATAATAGTAAGAGGTTTGTTGAACAAATGGTAAACCTCCAACAACAATATGTGGGTCAATATCTAAAAGTTAACCACCCAGACGACGACAAAGCTCATGATGATTACAGTGATTCGTGGGCATTAGCAGAGTGGGCATACGCTAAATGGACAGAGGACAGCAACGATTATGTTGGTGTCATAGATGCTAGAGAGCCACAGCGTAAAGTTTCGCGAGATGAGAGTGGTAAGATAACAGACTATTGGCCCGGATTAGATGAAGAATTATGAATATAAAATTACCCATTATAGGTGAGATAAAAACTGGCAAAGATACGGTACAAGCCGAGCCAGTGATTCAGTCTGTTACAATTCCTAAAAAAATAAAGAACGTACTTTTAGGTACTTTTCTAGATATGGACAGCGGTAAGCTAAGTGATGAAAAGAGTATATCTTCTAAGTTACTAAATGCGTTTTATGAGTGGGTATATATAAATATAACTACACTTGCAGAAGAGGTATCTAAACTTGAGCCGGAGTTATACAAAGTTGTATTAAAAGGCGGTAAGTATGAGTTGGTAGAGGTAGAAACTCACCCACTACTTGATTTACTAGATAGGTTTAATGATACTACCACGCAAAGTGATGGATTTTATCTAACCGAATCTCACCTAGACTTAACTGGTGATTGTTTTTGGTATCTAGAAAATGGTGCAAGTGGCGAGCCTACTAATATATATATCTTGCAACCAGATAAGATAGAGCTTGTTATAGGTGCTGATGCTACTGTAGTGGGTTATAAATATAAGACGATAGTTGATGGTAAGACTAAAGAAGTTATGTACGAGCCAGAAGAGATACTGCATATTAAGATACCCAACCCAGCTAATCAGTATAGAGGTCATAGTGTGGTTGAGGGTATCGCTACAACGCTAGATATAGATACTAATACATTGGAATCAAGTAAAAGCTTTTATCAAAATGGTATGATGTCACAGTTTATGTTGACTACTGAAAATAAATTAACTCAAGACCAACTTAAAAAGCTCAAAGCTGAAATGAAAGCTGCTTATGGTGGTACAAAGAACTTTTGGAAAGTACCTATCTTTGGTGGCGGTATCAAACCTCAAACTATACAGATGACCAGTCGTGACGCACAGCAAATAGATCAACAAGCATGGTTAAGAGATAAGATAATGGCTGCGTTTAAAAATACTAAGGCAAGTCTTGGTATAACTGAAGATGTTAACAGGGCTAATGCCGAATCTACCCTACTTAACTGGAAGCAATCTACTATTAAGCCTAAGATGTGTCGTATTGTCGATGCTCTTAACGAGTATTTAGTGCCATTGTATGGTGATAACTTAGTACTTGGATTTAAAGACCCTGTACCTGAAGATATGACACGCAAGGTAGCTGACGCTAAAGAATTATATGTGTCTGGTATTATTACTCAAGATGAAGCCAGAGAGATGGTTGATTATGACGCACTAACCGAAAGCCAAAAGCCTGTAGCAGATGAAGATAACCCACCAAAAGCATTGCAATCAATCAATCTTAAAAAAGTATTTAGACGTAAATCATTAGTACAGTTAAAAGTTGATTGGAACAAGGCATATAACGCATCCAAGCCTGTGGCTAAGGCAATCATGCAAAAAGAAGTGATCGAAGTTAAAAAGGTTGCGAGAATACACCCTAAGTTTACTAATGATCAGATATGGGCATTCTGGGAAAAGCAAATCAAATTAGTTGAAGTTACTGAAAAAAGATTTCATAATATGTTGGTACAATTCATTGATAAGATGGTAAATGATGCTATAAACAAAGTAGATAACCCTGAAGCTCGTAATAATAATCTATTAGACAATGATCGCTTAGAAGCTGATGCTATCGCTAAGTTTACACCAGTACTAATGGAAATATCTGTTGCTAGTGGTAATCATGCCAACAACCTACTTGGAATAGACAACCCTTATATACCAAAAGATATTAAGAGTTTTGATTTACGAGATAAGATAAAATCTAGAATAGAGATGTTTGCAAGCTCAATGATAAGTACAGACGAAGATATAATGGTAGATATAATTGTTAATGGTATTGAGCAAGGTAGTGGTATACCTGCGATAAAAGGTGCAATCAAAGAGAAATTTGCTACTTATACTAATACTCAAGCTGAACGTGTTACTCGTACTGAAGTATTAAAAGCCAGTAATGCTGGTATTGAAGATGCGTTTATACAATCTGGTGTAGTTGAAGCTAAAGAGTGGTTGACTGCCGGTGATCCATGCCCAGAGTGTGAAGAATATAGTGGTAAGGTAGTTGGTCTTGGTAAAGAGTTTTATAGTGGTGATAACGAGTTTGATGATGGTGACCCACCACTACACCCTAATTGCCGATGCACTATTATACCTGTACTAGAGAGTAGCAAGGCATTTGATAGTAAGAGTTTAACTAAGATTAAGACATTGGAATCACAAATAGACAAGCGTACTAAAGAATATAAGAAGATTAAGGCTGATAAGTTAAAACAAGATGAGTATATAGCAGAGCTTGAAAAGTTGGCAGGACTAAATGAATGAGAAGCAAGCCAAACTCCAATATCTGAAGAATAAGCAGAAAAAACAAGCCACACAGAGCCAATCCAAACCTACACTCCATCTAATGTAGCAACCGACCGAAGTTATGATGCTAACGCAACTACAACAGATGAATTGGCAGATGTATTGGGTACGCTAATAGCTGACTTACAAAGTAGAAAGGTAATAGGCTAATGAATATACATAAAGACCACAAGAAATTAGTCGAGCAATTCTTGAGTGATGAGTTCGGAATTGGCTACAGCGAAGAGCAGAAGCAAAAGATAGTAAAGATTTACGAGGAACTCAACAAGATGCCCAAGAAAGATTGGGACAAATACAAACAGTAGACTTCTTGACGAATTTGATAGTTATATTATAAGAATAAAGTATAAGCGAGGATTTGATGAATAAAACACTTTATACTAAAGCACTTATAGATAAAGCAGACAATGGCGAAGTTACAGCTATTGCGTCTACTGCTACAGTAGATAGACAAGGCGAGATTGTAGAAGTTGATGGCTGGGATTTAAAAGACTTTAAAAAGAACCCAATTATATTATGGGGGCATGATCATAGCCAACTACCACTAGGTACTGCTACTAAAACATGGATTGAGGGTAGCGGTAAATCAGCTAAGTTAATGATAAAGATAGCATTTCAAGAAGTTACAGAGCTTGGGCGTGCAGTAAAGCAATTAGTATCTGACGGTGTGCTTAAAACTCTAAGTGTAGGGTTTCAGCCTATTGATGGTGAGGACAATCGTTATACTAAACAAAGGCTATTAGAAGTATCTGTAGTAAATGTTCCTGCTAATGCTGATGCTATGATGCTAGGCTATAAGAGTTTAAAAAAAGCTGGCTTTGATGATGCTACTATTACCCAAGCTGGTATGCCGGTGTCTATTATAGAGAAGATGGAAAAACTAGAAAAAGATGTCGAGATGATAAAAGGACAAGTCGATTCCGCGGTGCAGGGGCTAAAACACCTCAATCCGCACAATGGTCGAAACAACCAAATCGTTACTGAAAGGTTGAGTATGTCTAAGACGATTGCGAGAGCAACCGATAAAATCTTAGAGTCAAAGAATACTCTACCGGAACAGACGGTTCGGAATGTGAAAGTTACTAAGCGTGCCAATGAGTTAATCATTGTGTCGCTTAAAGGAGAACTTTCAAATGGGAAGAATCAAAGAACTACAAGATAAGAAAAGTCTAACTGAAGCCGAGCAAAAAGAACTTGACGAGCTGTTAGCTGAAGCTAAAGAGTTAAACTCTGAAGTAGAAGTTAAGAGTGAAGTAAGTGATGAGCAAGCTATTGATGACGCTGCATCTGCTATTGCAGATAAAGCTGTTGAACAAGCTGAAACTCGTATTGCAAAGTCGATTGAAGACTTAACCAAAGCATTGAATGTTGAAAAGAAAGCTAAAGTTGTTAAGGAATCTAAAGTTGTTAAGGAATCTAAATTTATTGTTGACCCTACATATGGTCGCAAGAGTATAGAAGAATTAGCTGAAATTAAAGTTGTATTACCAGGTCGTAAAGAAGCTGGTAAGCAAATAACTGAAGTTTCACAAAAAACTGTACACTTCGTTTCAGCTTTAATGGCCGGTGATGTTCAAAAACTGCAAACTCTAGTTGAGGGAACACCTGGATTGGGTGGTTACCTAGTACCAGAAGAATACGCTAATATGATAGTAGAAGATCTTAGAGATGCTACTGTTATGCGTCAAATCGCTGATGTTATGACCACTACAAGTGATACACTTCACTTGCCAAACCTTGCAACTCGACCTAAAGCTGCTTTTAGAGCTGAAGCTGCAGTCAAGAATACATCTACAGTACAGTGGGGCGAAAATGTGTTTACACCTTATAGCCTTGCTACTATTGTTAGTCTTTCTAATGAATTAGTTGCAGATGCTAGTTTAGGTGGAAGCATTATAAATAATGTTACTCGTCTAATCGTACAATCTCTCGCAGAACGCGAAGATGCTGCATTCTGGACTGGTTCAGGATCAGGACAACCAACAGGTATGAGTCAATACTCACCTGGAACAATTACTGTAGGTGCTGGTGGTACTGATGCACAACGTGCTGATGCTATCAAACAGACCTGGGTAAGACTTGGACAAGGATATCGATCTAGAGCTGTATGGGTTATGAACTCTACCAGTCTAGAACGTGTTGTTACTCTAAAAGATACTCAAGGAAATTACTTGACTAGTCGATTAGGTGACAGTCCTCAATTAACCCTTATGGGTCGACCAATCTACGAGCAAAATGATATTGCTGGCGGAACTGCTTACTTTGGTGACTTTAGCTATTACAAAATCGTTGACCGCGAAGGCATAAGCACTCGCGTATCTGACGAAGCTACTGTTGCTTCAGTATCAGGGTTCGAACGCAACATTACACATGTTCGTGTCGAAAAACGAGTTGATGGTGAGCTTACATTGCTTGCACCAATTCGAAAGGTTGCTGGCTTAGGTACTCCTTAGTCTAGTATTCCAACGCTTGGGTCGTTCGCGACCCTTGCGTGGGGGTATTATGAGAGTAAGAATTATAAAAAATACAACCAAATACAGAAAAGGGCGTGTCATGGATTTAGAAAAGAGCGTGGCACTTTTATTATTGAGTAATGGTGTAGCAATTAAGAGTAAGGAGATGATAGAACAAGATTATGACACAAATAGCTTCGTTCGCACTAACTAGTGTTGCAGATGTAAAAGAGAGCTTAGGTATAACTGGCAATAGTCAGGACAACCTTATAATACGAAAAATAAACCAAGCTACTGATATGATCGAATCGTATTGTGGTAAGGGTAATGGACAGCACTTTGCGAGTACCACTTATACCAATGAAGAATATGATGGTACTGGTAGTAATCAGTTAATATTAAAAAACCGACCTGTTATATCTCTCTCTACCTTTGAGCAACGATCTAGTACTCAAAATGTGAGTGATTGGGATTCGGTAGATAGTGATAATTACTTTTTAGACAGTAATGCCGGTGTATTAGATTGTATCTTTACTCTAACTGCTAATTGGAATGTATATAGAGTTACTTATACTGCTGGCTTTGCTACGATACCAAGTGATCTAGCTGAAGCATGTGTAATGCTTGCCTGTGCTTTGGTAGAGAGTGCTAGTACCGGTGCAAGTGTAAAACGTAAGACACAAGGGCCAAAAAGTATTGAATATTATGATAGTGTGCAAGGGGATAGCTTAATTACTCAACTTGGTATTGACGATATGTTACAGCGGTACACAGATATACCAATACTGGCGGACAAATGAAATGTCTTTATTTTTCACAAACCATGAAATACAAATTTACCGCAACCGCAGAATTGGATCAGCTAACCGATACACAATGAGTGCTACAGGTACAGTTCACCCAGCTGATATAACTCCTGCTAGTTTGGAACGTACCGAATTTGAGAATAGTGCAATCGGCAAAACTTACATTGGCTACCTAGAAGTAGATGTTGATGTAAAAGAGGGCGATGAAATTACTGTCGTCGATAGCAGTGACCTTAATGCTAAGCGTTACAGCGTCAAGGGTGTATCTCGTTGGGAGGGCTTCGGGATTGTAGATTGCAAAGAACTAACTTTGGTGAGCCAAGACTGATGACACAAGTACATATAGAAATTAAGAATATAAACGAGATTAGGCGAGCTTTTGGACAAGCACCGCAGTTGATGAAGAGTGCTTTTACCCAAGCATTAACTAAATCTGCTTTATTAGTACAGCGTGAGAGTATGTTGAGAACACCTGTATTAACTGGTAGGTTGCGTTCTAGTCATAGCTTTAATGTGAGTGGTAGTGGCATGGGCATGCAAGCAACGGTGCAACCAAATGTTGATTATGGTACATTTGTACATGAGGGTACTAGATTTATGAAAGGTAGACCATTTCTAAAAGAGGGTGCAGAAGATAGTGTCCAAGAGATAGATGATTACTTTACAAAAGCAACACAAGATGTATTAGATAAGATAGGTAGGCAAGTATAATGGCAATTAGCACAGACATAAAGAATTTATTAATAACTAGTATTAACGCTTTGAGTAGTACACAAGCGGTATATGGCTATCGTGAGCTTAATCCAACCGGCTGGCCTTGCGTTTGGGTGGTTACTAGTGATCTAGAGGGTACTTTTGCAACAACGGCTGAAAACAGGCGTATATACGCTTACAATGTAACGTGCTTATGGCCATTGGGTGAGGATTTTGAGAAAGATGGCACGCCTAGAGAAGAATATGCTGAAGAAACTTTGGCAGATGTTGTCGACCAGATAATAAATGTGATTGATGATAGGGCGTTTTTAGCTACAATAAATACTTTTAGTAGTGGTGACACAGTAGGATTGTTTATTGAAGCTAGTGACGCACAATGGGGTGAAGTTGATTTTCAAAAAGGGAAAGCTAAGGCAGTACAGATGTTAATCAGAATACATACTGATTATAATACTACTACTTAACTTCTTGACGAATATTAACAAAATAGGTAATAGTAATAGTATAAGGAGAAAGTAATGTCAAAATTTGTAGGTAGATTAGGAAATGTAGGAGTAGCCAAAGAAGCTACAAGTGGCACAATAGTGACACCTACGTTTTATGTACCATTTAATAGTATTAGCTTTGATGATAAGGTTACTACTGCTCGAGAGCAAGAGGGTCTAGGTAGAATTGAAGATAGTGATAGTAATTATGTAGTTAATAAATATGGCGAGGGTGATCTAGAGTTTGATCTGAACGATTTGAATCTAGGTGTATTTCTAACCAGTCTTTTGGGTGGAAGCCCAAATACAACTGGCGGGCCAACTTACGCACACGCTTTCTCACTCTCTAATACCAATACTCACTCGACTATCTCACTAGCTTATCAAGACCCAGACCAATCAAAGATATTCCCTTTCACTATGATTGATAGCCTAGAGATAACTGTTGAGCCAGATGGAATTGCAAAAGCAAAGGCTTCATTCAAAAGTAGAGTATCAAGAGATTGGGCTACACTAACACCAAGTTATACAACACTAGGCAATAAGTTCTTACACCAACATCTAGTATTTAAAACTGCTACCAGTACAGCCGGACTTGCTGCTGCTAGTAATATATCTTTAAAGAAACTAACACTTACTATTAGTGCTAATGCTGATTTTGACAATGTAACAGGTACAGTAGAGCCAGAAGCAATTCTAAATCACCAATACAGTATCGAGGGTGAAATCACTTTGAATAAACAAGACGACAGCTACCGACAGTTAATGCTTGCCGGAACTTACAAGGCAATCCAAATTAAGTTTGATAGAGCCACTAATTCAAGCTTAGATATACAACTACCACGCGTTGACTTTACCGAGTGGGAACAAGATAGAAGCCTAGATGATATTGTTGGTCAAACAATACAGTTTAAAGGCAATTACGACACCGCTAATGCAGTTGCAGCAATCAGTACATGTACGTTGACCAACACTAACAGTGGATCTAACTATTAGAAATTAAGTAAAGGAGAAAAAAGCATGAGTAGAATAGTAATAAAGCGTAAAATCCCTTTGGATTTTATAGGTGAAGAGTACAAGGATTGTTATTTAGAGTTCAAAACCATACCAATGAAAGACTACGAAAAGTATGTTGAGATGGCTAGTGCTAACAAAGATGAGAAAAAAGCTGTTGGATTTATAACTGAAACTCTAAAAGACTTATTTATATCTGGTAAGTTTGTGGGCGAAGATAAAGAGTTATTTGATGTCAAAGCAGATGAGCTAGGTGATTTCGACATGAACGTGATGATTACTGTATTTAAAACTCTTACAGGACAAGACCAAAACCCAAACTAAAAAGGCGACTTGCCGACTCCATATTCCATAATGGTAAGCCGCCGATTGAACTGCTGAAGTATCATTATCGTAAGCTATTCCATTTATCTGCTAAGCAATTAGAAGAAGAGCCGGTTACGGACTTCTTTACGAATTTGCTTATTTATAGTTATACTCAAGAGAGAGAACGTATCGAAATGGAGAAATCTAAAAAATAATGGCAACAGCAGAAATTAAAGCAGTCATAACCGCAGATGATCGAGCAAGCGATACTATATCGCGATTTGGTCATGGAGTTGGTAATGTAGCTAAGTTTGCAGCTGCCGGAATAGCCGTTGCAAGTGCAGCTGTTGTAGGATTTGGCATAGCTTCTGTTGGTGCATTTATGGAGAGTGAAGATGCAGCTACTCAATTAAACGCTGTGTTAAAATCTACTGGTGGGGTTGCTGGAGTGACTGCTGACAAAGCCAATGAGCTTGCTAGTAGCTTGCAAAAAGTTACTAAATTCTCTGACGAAACTATATTAGGTGGTGAAAACCTATTACTTACATTTACAAAAATAAGTAAAGACATATTCCCAGAAGCTACTGAAGTAATGTTAGATATGAGCCAAGCACTAGGTCAAGATGTCAAGAGTTCAGCTATACAATTGGGTAAGGCATTACAAGACCCAATACTTGGGGTCACTGCGTTGCGTAGAGTAGGTGTCAACTTTAGTGAAGCACAACAAGATGTTATAAAGAATCTAGTAGAAACTGGCAGGTCAGCCGAAGCTCAAGCAATGATATTAAAAGAACTTCAAACAGAGTTTGGTGGTAGTGCTAAAGCAGCCGGACAGACTTTTAGTGGACAGCTAGAGATATTGAAAAATACTTTCGGTGATACTATGGAAGTTATAGGTGCTGGAGTGGTTAAAGCGATACAACCTTTTGTTAAGTCTGTAGCTGATTATGTCACTAACCATCAAGCAGAATTTATAGCTGGGTTTGAACAGCTTGCTAAAGCGGTAGGTATTGTATTTGATGTAATAAAATGGGGTTATGATAATGTATTTATACCACTATTTAACTACTTTAAAGATAGAGCGCCTGCAATATTAGATGCTTTTAGACAATCATGGGAGTTTTTGAAACCAGCGTTTGAGGGACTATGGACAATAATAAAGACACAGCTATGGCCTGCACTACAGGACTTGTGGAAAGCCCTTGAGCCGTTTGCACCATATTTATTAGGGGCATTAGTATTATCTATATATGCACTTATAACTGGTCTGGCAGTATTAGCGGTAATATTAACAGGTATAGTTAAAGCAGTTACTTTCGTTGCTAATGCGTTTACTTGGTTAATGGACAGAGCAAGTGAGCTAGGCACAACAATAGGTAGAATGTTTGCAAATGCTGTTACATCTGTAGTGATATGGTATGTACAGAATAAAGCGTATATTGATGGAGTGATAGGTGCTTTGAGAGGATTTGTAGGATTCTTAGGTGCTTGGGGTGGGGCAGTATTTCATGGTTTAACATGGCCATTTGTTACAGCTTTTAACATGATAGCTTCAATTATAAACTCTATAGGTAGCAAATTAAGCTCTATTGGAAAATTAACTGTAGGTGGATCACTTATACCCGGCTTCGCTACTGGAGTGCAAAACTTCGGTGGAGGATTGGCTGTAGTTGGTGAACGTGGACCAGAATTAGTCAACCTACCTAGAGGTAGTGATGTTATACCAAATGGACAGATCGCAAACACATCTGGTAGTAATACAACAATAAATATAAACGTAGGTTTAATGACAGGATCGGCTATTGAGCAACGTGATGCAGCAATGAAAATATTTGAAAACCTACAAGACATAGCCGGACAGCGTGGTCAAACTGTAGGGCAGTTAATAGGAGCATAATATGGCATATACATTAAATGGCACTCAAATTAAGAATCCACAATCAATCAATGAAACAGTTGATAACTTCCAGTATGCTCAACAACGTACACTAGCTGGGTCTATAAACAGAGATTATTTTGGTAGTAATAAAAGGGTATGGAAGTTAAGCTATCAGAATATATCTAAAACAGCTTATGATACTATAAAGTCTATATATAATACTTATACATCTACAGGTACGACAGTTGCTTTTATAAGTACCGAAACAAATTATGCTATAACTACTACCAATGTACATGTGAACATAGACGGCAGAGGATTTACTGTTGGTGGTGAAGATTATATATCTAGCTTTACGTTAATATTGACGGAAGCGTAAACTATGCAAACAGTTGCTACTGGTTGGACAGCTGAAGAACGAGATACTACTCGTAAGATAGTAGCTAGTACACAAGTATCATGGAAGAAAGTATTCAAACCTACGATACGTTTCTTTGCTATTGGAGTATCTACAATCGGCGGTACAGATATAATACCGACTACCGATAGTGCGCCTAGTGCTTGGAGTAAATACATATTTACAGATGAGAGTGCTTATCTAACTAATTTAAGCTATGAGAGAGGGCTTAATCAGCCGATTGGTGGGGTTAGTAAGGCGATTGCTGATTTTGAGTTCGACAACACCACAGGACGCTTCACACCGCGTTTTATGGGTGGTACTAACACCGAAACATATACGGCAGTTCAAAAGCCACGTAGACCTGTAACTATTAACGCTGGATTTAACTATAATGGCGTAGACCAGATGTTGCCACAGTTTGTTGGGCTAACTAATAAAGTACCGGAAGTTAATACCAGAAGTAAGACAGCCAAGTTTAAGGCAGAGGACTTTGTAGGCTACTTAGAGAATAACTATGTAGATGATAGCTCAATGTTTACTGGACTTCGGACTGATGAAGTAATAGAAAATATCTTAACTGGCTTGGGTTACGCTACAGCGCAATACGATTTAGATTATGGCATACAAGTTATTCCATTTGGGTTATTTGAAGTAGGTACAAAATGGATTGATATAGTTAATCAATTAGTACAATCAGAAAATGGACACTTATACCAAGATGAGTTCGGTAAGATACGCTTTGAGAACCGACAGCATTGGGATAGCTCACCATATACTCAAGTACAAAGGGTGATTGCGACCAGCCAAGTAATTGAAACCAAGACACCAACCGATAGCCATCTTATAAATGTAGTAGAAGTGGACTCGAAGCCAAGAGCTAAACAACCCAATCAACTTGTATTCACCCAATCAAGTTATAAAGAAATAGGGGCGCTATCTACAATCGAGATATTTGTAAACTTTGATGACCCAATGCTCTCAATAGACGCACCAGTTTATGTTGCCAATACTTTAAGTGATGGAACAGGCACGGATGTTACCACTAGTGTAAGTTTGAAATCTCAAAGTAAATTTGCTAAAGCTTGTAAGATAGTATTGCAAAACAACACATCACAAACTGCTTTTGTAACTGCTATGACTATGTATGGTAGACCAGCAAAAGTATCTACCGAAATATATACCAGAGTGCAAGATGATAGCTCTGTTACTGCTTACGAGCAAAGACCATACAAAATAGCTAATGACTATATACAATCTGAAAGCTGGGCTAATAGCTTTGCTCAAATGATACTTAATGATTATTCAGATATTGAGAATGTGCAAGAATTAACAATCAGAGCAGAACCAGAGCTACAATTAGGTGATTTGATTAGCTGGCAAGGTCGGTATTGGCGAGTATTTAATGTTAAAACTAGTATCTCACCGAGTAGTGGATTTTTACAGACTATTAAAGTACTACAGCGCACTATAAACAGCTACTTCCGTATTGGTATCAGTACTATTGGCGGTAGTGATAAGATTGCACCTTAGGTGACGATATGAACCCACAAACAACAAATAGAACAACCGAAGATACCAATATATTAAATAAGAAGATATTGAGCAGAGATGAAATAGATATGGGTACTCCTAGCTCTAGTGGGGGCTACTATACATATTCTGTAACGGTCGACATTCCATACCAAAAAGCCGGAACTAATAACTACTGCTTAGACGGGTTCTTGGATTACCATTTTACAGCCTTTGTATTTTATGTTCGACCAATCAACCACATGCAAATCAACCCAACCACAGGTAAAATAATAGATGAGATGATAGCCACCATGAACTCGTATGTAAACCCACAGGGCAACTTCTTAGAGGTGACTTATAGATTATTCACCACAAGCCAACCATATGCTATAAATTATACAACATACCCAATCATATATAGTACATCTGTAACGGAGGGCAGTATATGGTAGAAACTACCGATAAGACATTAGGTGATACTAATAATTTAGTGCCGAGAGTAATAAGTCGTGGTAGTGTAACTTTTAGTACATATTCTGCTTATGGGGCGCTATATAGGGCTACTGTTAATGTAGTGTTAAATGATGTTTTGGCCAGTAATAACCCTATAGTTGAGTGTTATTATTATACATCTGGTGGTGGCACTAATACTCTTAACCGCATGAATTATAGTGCGTCTACATCTGCTGGTGATTTATCTATACTAGCGTTCTTCTATCTCACAACAACAACATATAATGGTAAGACAGTTATTCAAATAAACTTTGAGCATATTAGAACTAATCAATCATCTAGATTGATTTACTATGTGGTTTATTCTAGCAGTTTCTCTGGGGGTACTGTATTTTGATAGCCGAAACTAACGACAAACGATTTATAGATAGTAATCAAGATAAGCCAAGAATAGTTTATCGAAACAATTTTACTGTTACGACAAACATAACACAAGGTAGTTATGTAATTGGTACGAATTATGTTGACTTAAAACAAATAAAAGCGAGTGCCAACACCTTAGTTGAAATATATATGAAAGACGTACAATCTAGCCAAGTATATAGCGTGCCATTATTAACTGGCAATTCCTCTGGTCAATTTGTACTCAATGCTTATTACTATTTAGCAAGTGAAGATGTTGATATAGGTAATGGACAATTTCAGACTATACAGTATATAAATGGTAATGTTCAAAAAAGAGGTGGTAGTCTAACAGATACATATATATTCTATTATGTGGTTTACTCTACTAATATAAATGACAATTTGATAATGGGTAAATATGCGTAGACTTCTTGACGAAAATATCAAAAATGGGTAAAGATAATAATATGAAGAGATACGAAGTCACATGTTTAAAGTGCAAGCAATCAGATACGCTTCTTATAGAAGATGCCGACCACGCTATTATAAACTTTGGTAAAGGTGCAAGTACTAATCTGCTTGCCGGTAGATGGCGTAAAGATAGCGAATGGGGTTGGGAATGTATTTGTGGTAATGACAACCGAGTGAGTAAAGCAGAAGAACAGTATCTTACAGAGTTGGTAACTAAGGGCGATAAGCAAAGTATTGATAAAATCAAAGCAAGTTTAAAGATAGATGATAAGAAACAATTTAGTATGGTAGGAGTAAACTAATGGAAGTCAATTGCAAAAATTGTAATACAGCATTTCACATATCGCCTAGTAGAATAGGTAAGCGAACTACTTGCTCTAAAAATTGTAGCAACGAATACAGAAAACAAGTAGCTAACATTGAACAGATACTCAAAAAGCATTGTGAATGTGGTTGTGGTCAAGAGATAAAAGCCTATGATAAATGGAATAGATTTGTAAGATTTGCTTTTAGTCACCAACCGAAAAGAGAAAAAGGGTATTCAAATAAGGGTACTTTTAAGAAAGGTCATATTGGTTTGAGAGGTGAAAGCAATCCTAATTGGCGAGGTGGATTTGTTGAGAGGAATGGTTATAAAGCAATGAGAATAAAAGGTAGAAAAATATATGTGCATAGGTTTGTCATGGAACAGAAGCTCGGAAGAGTTCTGCTTCGTGATGAGCATGTTCATCATATAAATCATGACAAGCTCGATAACCGACCAGAAAACCTAGAAATTATTAGCCCAAAAGAACATGGTCGGTATCATGCAAATAAAATGTGGGCTAACGGAAAGGTAGGTGTATAATCGCTTATTCAAGCTGGTCAGTAGTATTCGGTGAGCAACCAAGTGCTGCTAAATGGAATATATTAGGCACTAATGACGCAGGATTCAAAGACGGCACTAACATTGATGCTTTGGCCATTTCAACAGCCAAGCTTGCAAATAACGCCGTAGGCGTTCAAAGGCTGTCAGCCATCGAAGCAACCGATCTTCACAACGGTACAGCTTGCGCGGCAAACACATGGGTAGACTGTAAGGGCAATCAAAACTTCACCGTTGACAGTTCAACTTCATTGATAATAATTTCTATTTCAGCACGCGCACACTTAGGAAGTACATCGACCGCAGCCGTTACGAACTCAAGAATAATAATCGATTCGGCCGGCACACCAATTACTAGATACTTGGGCGGCATGACAGGCGCAGGGGCTAACGGATACGCCAACCCATTTGCCGGCGGTTCGCTATGTGTTTTGACAGGATTAGCGGCCGGCACGCACACAGTAAAATCGCAAGTATTATCAACCGTTGCGAACTCTGTTTTGTACCTTCGAACACTAACCGTACCACTTGAAGAACACTATCGAACTGAAGTTTGGGAATTGAAAAAATAACATGGATGCTTCAAGCGTCAGTACATACCTATTCACACAGGGCGTACTTGGCGTTGTGTGCTTGATTCTAGGGGTAGTTTGCATAAAGCTGTATAAGTTTAAGGCATATAGAAATGCAGCCTACACACCAACCAATTCAAGCACAACTAAATATCCATGGGACGCAGAAGAGTTCGATACTAACAATAATTTTGACACTACAAATAATAGATATGTAGCACCTGTAGCGGGGTTTTACTGGTTGTCCTCAACAGTACAAATGGCAACAAACGCTAATGTGTATGGAATATATTTATATAAAAATGGTTCTGTGGTTAAACAGGGCAATCGTCTGTCTACAGGTGCCGTAGCTACTAACAATGGTTTTGTAGTTGGTAGTTTACTACAGTTGGCGGCTGGTGACTATATAGAAGTCTTTATGTTCAATAACTCTGGTAGCGGTACTGCTATAACAGTAGGTGCAGATAATACATACTTCTCTGGCTTCCTAGTATCGAGGACTTAACAATGAACGAAGCGGTAATGATAGCAGCACTCGGTATAGTAGCTTCTTGTGTGGCTGGGTTGTTATGGGTGATTAAATTTATGTTTAACAAAATGATACCAGCTATTGATAAGTTAAGCGATACAACTGTTGCCAATACTAGAGCTACTCAATCAGCAGATAGATATTTAAGAGAGAGGAACGGTAGAGATAGTGAGTTCCACAAAAGTACACTAAAAGCTATAAAGGCTATACCTACCAAAATGCAAATTATAGCTGATAATCAGGCTATTACTCTATTAGAGAACTTAAAAAAACAACCTATTCAGAACATTGAACATCAGAACGTAAAAGAACAAGTAGTGAGAAGTAAATGAGTGAAACATCTGCAATTATAACTGCAATAGCAACCCTCGTGACTGCTCTAACAGCTTTCGTGAGTGTGGTAGTGAATAGTAGACGTATAAAAGACGTTAAGAACGAAGTTAAAACAGGCAATTCTCAAACTATTGCTCAACTAACTGATGCTGTAGAAACTCGCAGAATAGACAAAATACCGCCTAAAAAAAGAACTAGGTTAGAAAAATCTCATGTAAAGGAAACGAGATGACAGCAAAACAAGCCTATGACACACTGGTACTCAAATATAATGGTAAAAGTGTTACTGTCACTGGCCCAGACAAAGGCCAATGTACAGCGATTGCCCACGCTTTAGAAGTTGAAACTGGCAACCCTATAGTGTACGGACACGCTATAGATACTTACAATAATGCTGGAGCAGAGTATAATAAGGGTACAAGCTATCCAGCTCCACTAGGTGCGGTAGCAGTATACGGAAAGCCTTACGGACTACTCAACGGAGTATATTATGGACATACTGGTGCTAGTAGAGGTGACGGAGTGTTGTTTCAACAAAACGACCCTACTGGAACAGTAGCAAGTGAGAAGCCGTTTGGTAAGAATGGATACATTGGATATTTTATACCTAAAAATTTAAAAGGAGATGATATGTTTGAAGGAAGAACAGCAGAAGATTGGGCTAATCAAGCCAAAGACGCCGAGAGATATAAGCAAGGCGTAGTTAAAAGTTTGTCTTGGAAGAAGATACCAGGTCAAATTGGTGGGGGTATGGATGAGAACCCAGATAATATTCGACCAGTAATAGATAGTTTAGAGAAGTTTAAAGCAGATAACTTAGCAGGTAGTGAATATGTACCTGTCGAAGAACAATTATATAAAAAGGAGAAGTAGAATGGTAGAAGCAACAGTATTTATAGGAGCAGCCCTTATTGGGTTTGTGCAGTTCGTTAAGTTCGTAGTAGCAAAAGAGTATTGGAAAGCAGGGGTAATCGCCTTTGCAGTATTAGTTGGGGCTTTAGTGGCTTTAGTAGATACTCAAATTGGAGTGGCAGATATATCAATCGCTACAGGTATTCTAATTGGTTTAGCTGCACCAGGTGTCGTAACACTAGCCGAGAAGATATAATGGCTAACAAAAAACAAACAATAGAAGATTTTGAACTAGATCAATCAAAAGTATGTCCGTTAAACTTAACTGGTGATGATACTTGTCAGGCTTGTCAGTAAGAATAAATAACATATAATTGAGTTTAGGAGAAAATATATGTCAATATTTCAATCAAAAAAAGTTAGTTCAAGTATAGATGGTGACATCTTAGCTAAAACCATGAACAAAACACCTCGTAGAACTAACCAAGGACCAGATGAAACAGTATGGTCAGAGGGTGGCTGGAACAGAGAAGATAGCGTTTCAGGATCACAAGATGTTAAAGTAGTACGTGGTAAAAGTA